ACCGGTGCTACATCAACAACCACGCCATCTTCTGTCAACACTTGGCGAATCTCTTTGTTTGCGGTCTTTAGTTTCATATCTATCTATCTCCCTGCTTGATGTAGATAATATACACTCTAAGTATATACACGTCAAGTATATAGGGATATATATTTCAGACAGCCCCCCAGCCCTTACGCTGTCCGATCACCTGCCAAGCGTACGCCATCGCGTCGACCACGTCATCATGCCTGCCAACGGGAAAGGATAGCAGCTCATCTTGCCAGTAGGGTGGCAAGCCGTCAACGTGTATTACCTGCCCTTGCTCGTACCGGGCTTCCAGTGGCCCAAAGCGGGTCACTTTGTCACGGTCTGGGCGTATCCCACGGATAGGCAGTTTCGTACGCCTCATAAGCTCCTGAACGACAGCCGCCTGATACTGCACCTGCTCAATGCCAATCATAACCGGATGCCACTTATCAGCCATTGCCTCGATGAACCGCAGGACGCTGGCAAAGTCTGCGCGGGTACGGTTGACATCCAGCACGTAGATCGTGCCATCTTCACCACGGCTCAGAGCTACCACAGCGGTGTAGTCGGCCTCCGCCTTGGTAGATATAGCAAGGTCAACGCCAAGGTAGACCGGCAAGCCTTCAGGCGCATCGCCAAAGCGTAGCCACTCCCGCTTGATACGAGCGCCCGCCGCATCCACGAACTCCGCCAGGTACTCTTGCCGGAAGGCAATCGATGGCAGTGACTCCCCAGCCTTGTCTACCTCAGCGGCATCAATCCAAGGGTTAGCCGTGGTTGGCATCTGCCATGACATCCAGTCTGGATCTACAGCCGCCATCGCGTGTAGAGTTTTGAAATAGTTTGAGCCTTTAGGCGTGGAAAGAAAGAAAGCATCTCCCCGGTAGTCTGTGAGCGTTGGGCGGATGGCTTCCGTCCAGGCTTGCTCTAAGTGCCGCGCCATGGCGGCCTCATCAATGATGACCCGCTTGTACTTGCGTCCACGGGCTACCGTGCTAGGGTCGTCCAAAGTCCAGTAATCGATTGCTGCCCCGGTTATCAGTTCGATGCGCGGTGCCGGGCTTTGCACAGCTCGCCTGATGACAGGAGCATAGATTCTCTTATGATCGGCGTACGCCTCTTCTAAGAGCCTGTAGGTGGGAGCAAACCAAGCGCAAGGCAGACCGTCACGCAGTACCGGATCCGATAGCAAGTTACCGCCGAGTGTGGTTTTTCCAAACCTGCGCCCGCAGGCAAGAACATTGAACCGCTTTGCTTCCCGCAAGATGACCTGCTGGGCTTCATGTGGCCTTGGCAGGACTAGTCGAATGTCAGGCAAGGCTGGTACGCTTTCTCAGCTGCAAGGATACGGGCTTTCGCTATCTCGATGTAGTCTGCGTCCATCTCGCACCCGATGAACCGGAAGCCTTCAAGGACAGCACCCCGCCCTGTAGACCCTGAGCCGGTGAACGGGTCAAGCACGATACCGCCGGGAGGTGTAACCATACGGCACAAGTAGCGCATTAGGTCGGTAGGCTTTACGGTTGGGTGGAAGTTGTTCTCGCACCCATCGTCCCGGTCTTCCTTGCAGGCTTTAGGCGTGTAGAAGAATCGTGCCGCTTCCCCCATGCCGCGCAGGACATCGTCACAACCATCATGTATGACGTTAGCAGGCCACCTGCCTAAGTCGTGTGAACCACAGAATCTTGGTTTTTTACCTACCCAAAACTCATCCACTACAGTTGCAGATCGGTCTTTTTCATCCCACTTTTCATCTGTCTCAATCCTGCAACCGTCAATATTGATTGCACCTGTACCGTATGCCTGCACGTTATCTGCCACCGTGCCTTTGAACGGCTTCCGTGCCATCGTTATAGGCTCCATGGCAGGCTTGAGTGCCGTACCCCATCCTTGCCTATCGTCTTGCAGGTTGTGAGACTTAGGGAAGCCAGAGCCGTACATCCATGCAATCATGTCGCGTATCTCAAACCCTGCATCTTCGATGCGTACCGCCATGCGGTGTTGCGTACGTGTCCCTGCAAACGCCAACAGATAACCGCCGGGCTTCAGTACCCGTAGGCACTGCTCCCATATCTCAACGCTTGGAACGTCATAATCCCACCGCTTGCCCATGAAGGATAAGCCGTACGGCGGATCTGTTACGACAGCATCAACGGAAGCATCCGGCAGGGTTCGCAGGATGTCTAAACAGTTGCCGTGGTGTAGCTCATGCATTAGGCTTGTCTGCGTACTCCACGATGACCTTTACCGGGCTACCGTCTGCCCCGGTTTGTTCTACCCGGCTAGACCACTCGGCCTTGTGCTTCCGTTCAAGCCACCATGCAGCCGCCTGCCATGTAGTCTTTGTGGCATCTTGGATAACGGCAAGGTTCCGCAGCTCCGCTTCACCTTCCGCTTTTTCTACAGCGTATGAAAAATCAGAATATTCCTTGAGCCAGTTGGCAAAGGTTGTCTGGTCAATACCAGCGGCAGCACAGGAAGCCCTGCGGGTGTTACCACCTCGCAGAGCCTCTGTTATCTTTGCCACGGTTGGCGGTGTGTACTTGGTTGGTCTACCCGCGTTTGGTTGTGCTGCCATCTAAGTTCTTTCCAATCTCAGCGGAGGTAGCCCACATTAGAGCTGCCCTCATCTTTTCATCGCTGATGCCTTGCTTTTTAGCCCGTTTCTTCACATCGTTATACAGCCATCGTGTATACATCTCGTTGTATACCGCCAAGCATCCAGCACCGAGCAGGACACCAAGAGCAAAAAGAATCATTTGGATACCTCCCCGGTTCGCGGGTCAAGCTTGACAACTGCCCAATCGGTAGCGAACAGGTCACCAGGTGATAGGGTCAACTCTTCCATCTGCCGTACCGCTTGCCCGGTTGTGTGTACCTCGAAAGCGTTCCATAGTTCCGAGTATCGCAGGAATACCGAACCTCCCCATTCACCCCGCCATACTGCATTACCGCCACCAGCCATCAAGGCTTGTATCACTTCACCGAATCTCATTTGATTATCATCCAATCGTGAGCGAGTATGTCAGTGCCCCTAAAGTAAGCAGGGCCGGCATGATGCCGGGTACCTGCGCCATCTAACTTGAACATCACTAGTTGCCCGTGTTGTATGGCGTACTGGATTCTTGCTCCGTCCCGTGCCACATAGCGGGATTCCTTCATATGGATTAAGGCCGCGCTGAAGACCATCCGGCTTGTGTAGTGGGCTGTAGTAGGGGCAAAGGTTGCCACGGCATCGGTACACATCTGCTGGTATCCAAGGCGCTGGGCGTATTCGAGTAGCTCAGGGTCACGTACCCACTTCTCGACGCTCTGCCGCCTAACGATGTTGTCGGCGTTAGACCAACTGCCGGTCTCGCTAAAGATTTCCATCGCTTGCCGGATGCGCTCTTTCTTTTCTTCGACACTAAACGCTTGCGCCATTGATTTCGTCTGCTTCCTTGATTACCCGATCAGCGTACTTGGCATCATGTGTAACTAGAAAAGCCATATACCAGAGCGCCTTGATAGCATCTTCATCAGACTTCCCCTTGTGGGGGCAACGTTGCAGATACTTGATTACATTGCCCGCAGCAAAGTCTAAGCCCCAATCCTGGACAACATCAATGGCTTGTATCTTGGTTGTTCGGTAGTGTTCGTTCATACGGCAACCGCTACGCTCTGCTTACACATCATGCGGTCGATGTTGTAGCTCACTGCCCAGATGTCAGCAAGCACGTCTGCAACCTTCAGGTTGCCAATCCAGAAAGGATTCTGGATGCAATCGCCGTACCAATTATTGCAGTCAAAGATGCCGGTGTCATCACCCGTCATAGCAACCATCAGGTGAAGGTCACCCTTGGTCAAGTGAATCTCTGAATGGTCGCTTGATACCTGAATCTGTAGCGGGCAATCGATAACGCCGAACGGCTCAACGCGGTTGATGGTCTGTTGTGCGAGGTCACTGAGTACCTCGGCTAAAGTCTTTGTCGTTTCTGTCATTGTTTTATCTCCCAAGATTGGGAGGGATTCTAGCCCCTCCCGGTTACACGTTACCCGTATCTACTCGCCTTCAAACGGATCTACGATGTCATCAACCACTACAGCCTTGCGTAGCGGCTTTGTAGCTGCCACCTTGACCGGCTTCACGGTCTCGATCATGTTGGTGTATTCACCGTTGAGTTTTTGCCGTGTACCAACTACAACCTGCCATTGACCAGATTTGAGCGCGTTAATGTCAAGTGCGGCATATTGGTTACGGTCAAGGTGTCTACCAAGCATCGAGTCTAAGAGAATCGTAAGCTTGGCTTTTTCATTGCCGTATGCGGTCTTTGTGTACTGAACAAAGCGGAAGGGCTGCCCGTCATCATCGCCGACTTCAGTAGTCTCAAAAACAAACTTGTAGTTTGCTTCCAGGACTGTCGGATCATCAAACGATTTGCCTTGTACTGCTTCGATGTCAATCAAGGCGCAGATGTAAACACCTGACTCAGCGACTGCGAACTTCTTACCAGTTCCTTCGCTATACGAACCATGCTGTGCAAAGAATCCCATTACTTACTCCTTTGAGCCATCCGGCTCTTCACGGCACTATTGCCACATCGTTATATACCCTAGCGGTATATTCTGTCAAACTCTATTTTGTGATTCGCATTTGCGGCACTTCAAGGTCTCCATAAATCCATGTTGGGTATGGAGTATGTTCACCAATCTCATGTGTATCTGGAATCATCAAAAACTCGTCATACATCAAACCATCAAGACGGCAGAACGAACCACGAGCGCCATCGCACTCAACCATCAGCACGGTGTCTCCATCAAGTACTAGATGTGTTTCAAAGTCTCGCCGCATTGCCCAGCGGTGCAAAGCCAATCGGCCACCAGCTTCAAGCCAAGCAATAGCCAAGTCAAGCAGGTACTCGTACTTTTTGCCGTTCTGCTTACGATCCAGTTCAGCACGTTGTTTCAGCTGACTCCATGTCAAAAACTCAAGATCCATTGTTTTCATTCTTTCTTGGCAATGCAGTTCCCCGCCTCAAGCGGGGGAACTGTTTTGCTCTTTTAACTACCCCTCCAGCCCTCTCTTTCGGGCTGGGGGGTGAGAGTCTGAGAGAGGGGGGATTTATCACCTGTTCCATTTCTCTATACTTAAGAGGAACGGGTCAAGGGAACACGTCAAAACATACTAAAAGGACTGTAGTATTTGGCTCCTCTCTGGCCGTTGGTAGCCTTCAACATTGATTCATTTTCCAAGCCTTGCAGAGCCTTAACTACATCGGCTTTACGCTTCTTGATGCCTTCAGATATCTGCTGGCTGGTCTGCCCCGGCTTCTCTGAGATGTAGTCCAGGATAGCTTGATCCAGTGTCTTTTCTTCCTTGCCATCTATCCGTCTGATTTCCAAATCTGTATCAGAGTTGGCATGAATCCGGAACTCAAAGTTTAGTTGATTCTCGAATGGGCTACGCCGTTGCTTCACGGTCTTCACCGTGTAGTGCCCTTCCTTGTTTTCAATCGACAGCACGGTTTCTGCCTGCGCGGCTATCTCTACTGCCCCACGCATACTTTCGTGCCCCAGTGAGCCTGTAGCGCCCTTACGGGCATGGTGTAGAACCACGAGTGCCGCGCCTGCATCCGTTACCTTTTTGAAGTGCTGGTAAAGTTGCGACATTTCCGAGTTGCTATTCTCATCAAGGTTATGTACCCGGACAAAAGTATCAACGATGACAATGTCTATACCCTTCTCCTTGACAAAGTCTACGATGTCGATTAGGTCATCCGGATCCGTAAACTTGATGTTCTCATTGACAAAAGAATGAAGCCCTCGGCAAGCATCCGGATAGAGCAAGTGGAACCGGTTATTGTACTCACCAACTCCCATCTCTTCATTGACATATAGAATCTTTGACACAACGCAGGGGGCAAGGCTCATCCACATCCCGCCACACTGAGCAGCTCGCACAAGGTCTGCCGCCATCCAAGACTTACCGCTACTTGGCGGGCCTGCAAAGTAATGGATGGCTTGCCGGGCTATGACGTGCGGGACAATCCACTCAGTATCCCGGCTCTTAGCTGCTTCCTCCTGCAACCTATCCCAGTCCCAAGGTATCTTTTTCTTTCGTGGTTCCTTGACCTCTACCGCCTTGGCACGGTCTGCTAGTAAGTCCTTAACGGCTACCTCCTTTGTATACATCTCGCGTACGCTTAGTGACCATTCAGCCCAAGCACGGGAAACCTTGTCTTCGACTTCATGCGGAAGGAGCGGCGGATCGCAATGCTTTAGGTTCCAGTCCTGAGCGAATGCAACCGCTAGGTCATAGTGAAACTGTCGCTCCCGCAGATAGCCAACCATCGCGGTAACGGCATTGTCTCTGCCGCCGTAAGGCCCGCCACCTTCGGGGTGTTGCTGCATAAGCTTGTCATGCGTGTATTCAGCATCGGACTCACCACGCACCCGGTTCTGCCGCTCCGGCTTGGCATCCGGTACCAATGGGATATCCCAAAAATCATTATCCAAAATAGTGCTCCATAACTTCCGGCAAGTCTGCTCTGACAATAGCCAGCAAGAATGACCATCGTGCATCAAGTTTGCTTTTTACGCAAGCCTGCTCCACCTCAAGAAAGAAAGTGTCTAAGCATCCGGTGTAGCGTCCAGAAGCGTGGCGAATCATCGGGCTTGCGTGTCCCAGCTCGCCAGCCTTAGCGGAAGCCAGCAGGGCATCAAGCCTATCATCACCGAACGTCTCAACCAACAAGGATTCCTTGTAGGTTGGCTTCATGCCGCCACCTTTGAGCAGCTGCACCGGTTTAGGGTTGTCCGGGTCTTTCCAGTTGAGTGTCCCCGGTACCCGCAGGATTCGATCTAAGTTGGCCACGTTATCGGTGCCGGGAAGTATGGCATTGGCAAAGCTGCGCACCTTGGCTTCCACCGCCGTGCGTTCTTTGGGTGATGTCACCCGCATGGGTTTAGGTGCAACCTTGTAGCCGTGCCAACCGTTACCGGTTGCTACCACGATGTCGCAGTTGTCAAGTAATTCTTTACTACTGCCCGGCACCTTAGAATCTAGATCCAACCAAAGAGCGCCAACGTGCTCAATGGATTCCTTGCCGAGCTTACGCCCTGGCCCTTCAGGTGCAGCCCTTGGACACACACCTACATAGACATCGTAACCACGTATGGCAAGGCTGATGATGTGCTGGGTCAGGGCTTGACCCTCTTCACCCTTCAGACAATGGGGCAATCGGTAGGTGGTTCGGTTAGCGTGTGGCTTGACCTTGCTTAGAGGTCGAATCTCGATGAAGCCGTCAGAGTACGGTTTGAATAGATGCCGGAGAAAGGCGATAGCCTGACCCGCATCCGTGGCAAGAATTGCCATGGGTGATACCTAGTTTTCCTTCAAGATACCTACTTCAGGAAACCCCCGGTAGCTACTCCGGGGGCTGGCAAAGCCAAACCTTGAAGGATAGGTTCACCCACATTATACACCAAAAGTAAAGCCCACATGATCGGCTATTGCCTTGGCAGCATCGTGCCACGTGTAAGCCACCACAAACTTGTACCCGTGCGGCTGAAGCGCATCACGGAAGGAAACCTGCCCCGGTGTCAACCTGCCTTTACCTGCCTTCATCTCAACGAACAAGCCGGGTACGGGGCAGGGTAGGAAGATGTCCCAGACACCCGGCTTGACTCCCATAGCTTTGAACTTTGCAGCTGTACGCGGGTCACGGTAGCCGCCGTTAGGGCAATGGTATATGGTTGCAAGCTCAGGGTGCTTAGACTGCATCAGGCGTACCCAAGTGATTAGAGCAATCTGCTCGCGGTCTTCAAGATGCTTCATACGTTACCCTCAGTTGCGCTAGTGCCTTGTTGATGCGCTCTTTGACCACTGCCGGAGGTATGCGGTACCGGCTTGCTACCATGTGGATGGTCTGCGGTATCCGTCCATCAAGCCCAAGGTGTAGGGCTATCATCTGCCGGGTCTCGTCATCAAGAGCGCCCAAGGCCGTCATAAGGGTACCGCCTTCAGACTCAGCAAAGTACTCATCCTCTGCCGATACTGTAGATCCGAAGATGGCAGTATCACCAAGCACGAGTTGAGACCCTTGTACCGGGGTCTCGATTGACATCGGCTCGATGCCGGATGCCGTACGGCATATCTCGATGGTTTCAAGGGTCATACCGGAGCGTTCGGATAGTTCTTCATCGGTTGGTGGTCTTCGTAGCTCAATCTCCAGGATGACATAGAACCGCTTTAGTTTGTGCCACTTCACGAGCGCGTGTTCGGCAATCCGGATGGTGCGGTACTGGTTGCTTTGGTAGCGTCTAAGCTTTTGATAAATCCAAGGATGCGCGTAAGTGCTGAAGCGCAAACCCCGCTCAGGTTCCCACTTTTCGATTGCACGAATGAGACCCTCAACGCAATATTGACACGCATCCGTGAAGTGCTCCTTGTGCTTGATGACCTTGCATACCTCACGAATGAAAGCGTAGTTGTGGCGGATCATAGCCTCAAAACAATCATCTTTATGGATGTCTTGCGACCAGCCGTAGTGTAGTAAAACCATCTCCTCGTGAGACAACAAACGCTCCGGAGCCTTACTCAAAGCCCGGAGCGTCTGCCGAATGATACTTGGTCTTACCTGCAAGCCTGTATCCTGGAACCAATCCATCGCATGACAGGTACAGCCATTGAGTTCCCTATCGCCTTGTAGCGTGGCCCGTCTGGAGTGATTGGGAGTATATCTGTCCAACCATCCGGGAAGCCCTGCAAACGTTCACATTCGGTCGGTGTCAGCCTTCGTACCGCCATGCCTTGCATCAGGTGCTTATCTTGACTGGTTGCAATGGTGTACGCCTTTTCATCCTGCCCCATATAACCACTGCCACCGGTTCCAGGCTTTGCTATCCCGCCGTTAGTACCGGTGTAATGTCCAAGCCCTCGTATCTTGAATGTATGAGCAGGCTGAATAATCATCGGGGTATTGCGTCCGCTGGCATTTGAGTTTGTGCCTAACGTGCTGGCTATCGGACTGGTTCGCAACTCACCGAGCTGGTTCTGCGCGAATGACTCCACCACGTAGTTGATTGCATGATGGCTTGTCGTGGCTGGTTGCGTAGACTGGATGCAGTTCGCTACCTCACTCTTTACGGCACTAAAGGTGTTAGCCTTGGCATCTTCACGAACCGAATACACAGTAGGTTGAACCACAAGGCCTGTTGATCTGATATCACCAACATCAAAGCAGTTGAGCGTGTTGGTTACATCATCGCTTACCCACGTTTCAAAGTCCTCTGTACTCTGCGCCCGTCGTGACTTACGGAAGGTTTGCTGTACTAGTGGTGTATTACCTCCACCTGTACCCCAGCGAGCTGCTACCGTTGGTGAAACATCTACAGGGCCAGATACACGGCTGTCATTTGGATGGTGATCGTACATTACCGGTATCAAGGTTTCGGTGTTTGGGTCGTACCTGCAACCAGTGCCAGTCGTAAGGCATTGGGCAGTTTCTTGCCCCGACGCTCGGCTCTTCGTAGGATTCCCTCGCAAGCTTTCTGGCTCAAATAATACTTCTGCTGCACGTCTGCTGTCCCCTGAAGAATGTGCGACAACAAAGACTCTGCGCCTTCGCTGTGGTACTCCGAAGTACTGAGCGTCAAGCACTCGGTAAGCGAACCCATACCCGAGTTGCCCCAACGCCCCAAGGAAGGAACCAAAGTCCCGTCCTCCGCTGGATGACAAAACACCGGGGACGTTTTCCCAGATAACCCATTCAGGCTTAAAGTGGTCAACCATTCCAAGGAAGGTGAGGGCAAGGTTACCCCTTGGGTCTTCAAGCCCTTTACGCAATCCGGCAACTGAGAAACTCTGGCAGGGAGTTCCTCCAACGATAAGGTCAACTGCTCCTCGATCAATATCCCACTCCTTGTATCTAGTCATGTCCCCAAGGTTCGGCACTCCTGGAAAGTGATGCGCCAACACCTGAGACGGAAACCGCTCAATCTCTGCAAAGGCTACGGGAGTCCAGCCTAAGGACTCCCATGCAACGGATGCGGCTTCGATGCCACTACACACACTCAGGTATCTCACTTGACCCCCTGCGCTTTGAGTATGGCTGGCTTTGTCTCCCACTCGTACCGCAAAGCGTCCTTAGCTGCGGCAATCATGCCAAGCAAAAGCAGGGCGCTCACAGCACAAATAACACCTGCCCGGATAGAATCCCGAATCGCACGGTTACGGCTCAGGTAGGCTGCCCTGTGGGCTTCCAAGGCATAATGCCGCTCACGTACCAACCTTGCTTGCTCCTGCTGGTCTTGCCACTCTGCCATACGGCAAGCCATACAAATGGAATCGTTATCCATAACATCATGCGCACAGTCGTTGCATCGTTGCATCGTCTTTCTCCCTAACCTTTAGTTGTCAAACGTCTCTGTCTCTACGGTCGGTTTGATCCGACTCTTACGGCGAATAGTCAAGAGCCTTGCCAAGTCTTCTTCCGCCATATCCATGGCTTGGGCGAGCTTGGTGAGGTTAGCGGCCTGTGGTGTCTTCTTGCCCTGCATCCAGTCGGATACTTGCGGCTGGGTTGCACCGATACGTCTTGCCAACTCTTGCTGGCTTAGTCCTCTAATCATGCAATCTATATACCATATGTATATAATATATGTCTACTCCTTGCATATATATACCTATAGTGTATACTAGTGATGTGCCACGGGGTACGGGAGAATAACAATGACAGACCCTAACTTGACAGCCGCTCAAATCGCAGACGTTTGGGCATATGCGGAATCTAACAACTTGGTTGATGGCGATGACTTCAACCTTGACGGTAACAACTTCCTCTGCTTCATGCAAACAGAAAACCGCCGCATCGTGTTTGTGAATATCGTCTGGGTGTATACAGTATGACAACATCGGAAACCATCGGGGCTATTGCCCCGGCACTCATCAAGGCACAAAGCCAGATGCAGGGCATCACCAAAGAGGGCAAGAATCCTGCCTTCAAGTCCAAGTATGTAACGCTTGATTCCATCCTTGACACCCTGCGCCCTATCCTTACATCGAACGGCTTGATGCTTACGCAGGGTAGCCAAGAGCCGCAGGTTATGCAGGCAGTAACCGTAGAATCGCGCATCATCCATACAAGTGGTGAATGGATCGCAACCACGGTAACCATCCCGGTAACTAAGCCGGATGCTCACGGGCTGGGTTCAGCTCTTACTTATGGCCGCAGATATTCCGTGTCCGCCCTGCTCGCTATATCGGCAGATGAGGACGATGATGCTAACGGCGCGGTAACGCCTCAGGATGGCTATCGTAGAGGCCCACAGGGCAACATCGTGATAGATACGCCAATCAAGCCAGCACCGGGAAGGCCGTTATCAAGATGATAAGTAAAAGCGATGCAGTGTGGCTGCTGAAGAAAGCCATGGAGTACGGCATGACCTACACCGATGGTGTGTACAAAAATCATCAAATGGTAACGATGAACGCTAACGGTTACTGGGTTATTCCAATCAATCGCGGTGCTGGCTTCACGATTGAACTCGGATACAAAAAGCAGTTTTCATGGCTTGGTTCACCTGACGAACTAAAGGAGATAGGCAATGGGATTTGACATTATAGACGGTGAGTTGTGGGACGAAGAAACGGGCGAGTATGCCGGCCCTGCTTCCGGTTGGATCAAGGGCAACGAGTCACCTGAAGACCTCGCACTGCTGGTGATGCGTAAGCGGATGGACATCGAGGCAGCCATCCAAGGCGAAAAAGATAAGCTCGATGCCATCACAAACAACGTGGCACGGATGCTTGGCAAGCACGTTGCACGGCTTGAATGGTTAGAGGCTCAGTACAACGCACAGCTGCAAGACTATGCCATGAGCCAACTACCGCGCAAGGCTGACGGCACACTGAAGGGTAAGACCTGGACGTGCCCCTATGGTACGGTTGGCTTCAGAACGGTTGCCCCACGGGTTGCCGTGGAGGCTGAGGATGTAGCCTTGGCATGGGCGCGGAAGAACTGCCCGGCTACCATCAAGATAAAAGAATCCATCTTGGTTAGCCAACTGCCAGAGCCGATAAAGAGCGCGATGTTAGAGCATCCAGCGGATGCTTTGAAGGCTGGCTTTGTGGTTCACCCTGAAGCGCAAGCAGTCACCATCAAGACGGTTTGACAATCTATATCCACATGGTGTATACACTGTGTGGGTATAACTACCCAAGGGAGATAAGTAATGGGAGCGACACATACAACTGATAGAGAAAAACAACTCTTTCAGCATCTAGTTTCTAGTGGGATGTCTGTGCATAAAGTATCAAGGCTTACTGGCCGTAGTCATGCTTGCATTACAAATAATGTAGACACCGATGGTGTGGCGGGAAATCAAACGTCAATTTGGACTGATGAAGATATGTACAAAATCTTTGATCTCCACAGCGCTGGCAAGCGTGTTGTAGACATATCCCGTGAGATGAATCGTCCGAATCAAACGGTTAGCAGTATCATCCGTAGGGTAAATTCGAAGCATCAAAGAGCCTATGCAAAATGGCTTGAGCTACAAAAGCAAGAAGAAGAATCACCGGCTCTTGTGATGGAATTTCAGACGGTTGAAGCACAAAAGCAAGATGAGCCTGAGCACCCCGGTATTGACTGGCAGGCTAAGTGGTGTGAGGCTCAACAGCAGATAGCAGAGCTCAGGGAAATCAACTCGATACTCAAGGGCTACGTCAGACACCTGCAAAGACTTAACGAGCAATAGGGTAAACTGTTAGCACCCGCAAGGGAAATCAAAAACAACAACTGATGCCGGACTGATGGAAGGAGACCCGATCTAAACAATCGGGTCTTTTTTCGTCAACTTGTAAGGTTTTCTTACAAGTTCAAAAAGTGACCCGGCGGTTTGAGCATATGCAGAGGCTTGCCGGGTTCGTTGCTAGATTCTACCAGTCGATGTGTACAAAGCCGCCATTGCTGCCAAGCTCGCGCCATGCTCTGGCTTTCCTGTAAACCCCGTCACCCTCGCGCTTGACTGCATCTTCATCTTCCATCTCTGGGGACGTATTGCCCTCAACCGTCTTGACCCCCCAGGGGAAAACACCGGTCACGATACCGATGTGGGCAAGCCGGTTGAGTGGTGCAAACCAAAAGCAGATAAGGTCACCGATTCTTACTTTGGTATGGTCGGCTTCCGCATCCTTCACGGATAACCAATTCTTCGTACGTCGCGCCCAGTTGCCATGATCGGGACAGTATGCCGAGCGTGGCCAGTCTGCCGGGATGGTTAGGTCGAGGTCATGAGCTGCATTGCGTAGCCTGTAGACAACGAAAGCAGCACACCAAGGGCTACCGGGTGGCACAGGTGGAGTGGTTGAGGCTTGGTAGATTTCTACCGCCTTGCCCCTGTTGTCCCCGGTCTCAACTACACCAACATTATCGATGGCTTCCTTAGCTGCACCTAAAGCGATAGGTCTACTCATGGTGATATATTCCTTTTGTCGATCTTATCTCCCGACACCCCGGTGGGCAGTACTCCTCGTTTGCCATTCCCTTGCTGCCCACCACCCCTTTTTCCTTAGGCGAAAGTCTCGCCGTCATCCACACTTACCAGCTGCGTGATACCTGCCGCTGTGTCGTGGTAGTAAAGATACCAGTTACCAAGCCTCCAAGATATTGCCGTTTGGTCGTTCTGTACCCCGCTGGCTACTACCGCACTACTTGCCGTGATAATGTTGCCCTGTGGGTCATAGATGACCCTGTGTAGGTCATTGCCTGTATGCCGGAAGACTACGCACCGCTTACCCATCGGGTTGATGCCTACGCTAACGTGCGTCCCTGCCGCACTTACTACTGTAGCCACTGATACGGTACTCCCCTCATCGTCGGTGTAATACGAATCTATGCCACCGCCTGATTGATTCTCAACTAAGATATACAACCTGCCGGATGCGCTGGTCGGGTCGTAGGCAATCGCTACACAGTCAACCCCGGTTATGCCGGTCGTAACCTCAACGTAGTTAGATCCGTTAGGCCCATCGGCAAAGTGAAGCACCACGGTATGTGATTCCACATTGGCATAGCAGAGCCGCTGGTTAGGGGCTACATCAACCGCCAGGCAACCACCTGCCGCCGTCAAGCTGCGGAACCAAGAGCGGAAGCGGTGCGAGGTGTGAAGCGGATCTAGACCTATATTGTTAGTGCCTTGGATGGCATCATGGTTACTTTCACCAAGCCCCCAGGGAGTGGACGTGTAGTACCTTCCCTCAGCATCCAGCGTGGAATCTGTCCCTCGGTTGGCACTCGTGGTTGCTAGTAGCAAGTCAACTGTACCGGTGGCGGCAGGGTCTCCTGCGCTGTCCAAGATAGCACCGTGAGCGATGCCCCGGAGCAAGGAGCCACCAGCCAGATATAAGGCTGCATCCGTGCCGCCGTTGATGTCGAAAGGATCGTAAAGGTCGGGCGGGAAGTTGCCATTGATGCGGTCAAAGAGCGTCTGGGCGGTAATGGTACCCTGCGCCAACTGATGCCCGTATGCGAACTCCGTGCCGGTTGTGGCGTGTGGGGTTGCAAGGATGCCGCCACCGTACAACCAAGTAGAGTAGCCCGTAACGCCGTTCAAGAAACAATCGCTAAGCGGTGGTTGACTCACAGTGCAGGTAGCACCAGCCGGGTATGCTACCGAGTTGGTTGCCGTCCATCCAGGATGTCTCACGATGCCATCATCTGATGTATTGATTTGAGTAACTAACCCGCTGATGGTCACCGGTTGGACGCTGTAGGAAGTTACCCCGGTAGCACCGCCTACAGTCATCTGCCACCATACATCGGATTCTTCTTCAGTCCTTCCATCGCGGTCTTGTTGCCAGAATCGTCTGCCGTAGTAGTAGGTAGTTGTGTCTACCTCTGCAACTATTGCCGGTGTGATGCGCTCGTACTGAGCCGTGAAGGTATCTGGCACATAGGTTGAATCGGTGTTGGTATAAACCAGAGTGGTTGTACCGATGTCAATGGATCCGCTGAAAACGCGCAACCGTCTGCAGCTAGTGATGCCCCAGTAAGCCGTGTCGAAAGATTCGTTACCGGCATACGCGGCATTGGTTAGGTTCTTCCGTGGGTACGGGTTGTCTTTGTCTTCGGCAGCGGGCAATGCTCCAAAACTCCACACATCAGGTGAGCAAAGGTCAAGGGTTACGGTGCTGTATGCGGTCGTAGGAGCCACAACCTGCCACCGTTTGGTGTTGTTCTTATAGTCGGCCAACTCGATGTAGCCGGTCTGGTTGGTGCCGCTTTGCGCCTTGATTTGTATCTGTAGATACCGGTATCCACTCATACCCTCATACGGTGTATATGTCCGGTCGTTAGTGGTGCCAGCAATAGCCCGGTTGTTTGTCTCAGCGATTGACCAGCCGTTGAAGCGGAAGCCCCGGAACATCACCCGCGTATCTGCTGAGTAGTCCCCGTTGGCTATTAGCCCAAGGCTTGAGAGCTGCGCGCTTATCCATTCGGGTACGTCATTCAATGAAGTGCTTAGAGTGTTGCTGCCGTAGGTCGGGTCGGTTAGCACCGTGGTGGTGCTGTAGGCTACAAAGGTATCCTGACCACCGTATGAGCCACCTGAGCTTATAACCGTACGGGTGCCGCCGTCATAGCCGGTAACGAAAACATCGAGGTTGTCGGGATATGCGCCTTCCCATGCTCGAACCCTGCCGACAATAGACACATTGCGATCAAGGCATGATGACGTGCTGATGGTTCCAGATGCCGTGCTGACAATACCAAAGCCGTCGGTCTCGCCCAAGATACTTAGGCTCCATTCCGTGGCGCTCTGGTTATGGAAAGTGTGAGCATGGGTTATGTCGTGTACGGTGGTGCCGTTGACCTTTACAAGGCTTACCGCAAAGTCGTGCCGGACATCCCCAGCGCATGAACCGGAAGCGGAAAGCGTAGCCGTATAGTTTGCAGTTACTCTTGATAATGCCGCAGCTGACACCGCAACCGACCCACTGTTAGCAGATAGGCTACAAGCCGCTGTAGCGCCCGATGTGGTCATCTCGTACCAAGTGTAAGAGGTTAGGCTAGGGAACTGGGTAGGTGCACTGGTTGAGGAAAAAGCCGCTTCGGCAATATTCCAAAGTTTATCCACGCTAACGGATGCTGAGAAAGTACCAGCGCAAGTTACGCTGACATCTTTGTAAGTTGTGCCCCCGGTTTCGCTGCCGGATGCCAACACAACATAAGAGGAGTTACTGCTACCGTGGCCATTGTTGACCGTGATGTTTGCCCTAAGCTCCCAAGTCCAAGCCGCGCCAGGGGAGGGTGCCACGATGTAATCAACAATGGCAAGGCTACCTGAAAAGCCTAGATGCCCACCAAAAGTAAAGCCGGTTTGATACTCATCGTAATCCGGCTCTAGTGGTTGGGTGTCAAAAGGATTCCAGATACGGGCAAGCACGTTCTGGGTGTGGCTCATCGTGAGCGTGGCAGTTCGGGTGCCGTCAATGTATGCCATGGCTACACCCCTGCGCTAACGTAAACCGCCCGATAGGATGCCCTGCGTACATTGAAAAGAGTACTGCTGCCGGGCGTGTTCTCCTGCACAAACTCTATCTGCGGGATGGCAATAATCCGATAGTTGCCCAGTACGGCTACCCCATCCGTATCCATCAGCTTGATAACATCACCAAGCCAGACCGGTCTATTGCTGTTGTTGTAAACCAAGAATGTCGCATCGAACTCAATCATCGTACGCCCGGTGGTAAGCCGGGTGTAGAGCATCAAACAGGCAGCCGTAACCGCATCAAGGGTATTGAGCGCCGGGTCTCGGTACTGGTAGCAGACTGGCCTACCTCGCCAGTTCCGTGGACGGCTTGCCGGTGCTGTGGCCGCTATCTCTGCCGCTGAATCTATCTGCGTGTAAGGTATAAAAATGCCGGTGTTAGGGTCTTGCCCAATGACAGTTACCTGAGTACATTCCGCTTCCTCGTTGTAACTGTTGAGCGTACGAATCACCCTTTGTGGGCGTAGCTCTTCAGCCACTCCCGCCGTGGTTGCGGTTGATATGCTCTGGTATAGCGTCATCGTGGAAGCAGTAGAAGCCGCAGCAACATCCAGCCACTGGTAGTAATAGCCTGTAGCGGTAGGCGTCCAACCGGTTATCCAAGTCGCGTAATATTCTTGCTTTATCCTGTCTAAGAAAGATGCAACCGTGTCACCGTAATCAGGAGCAAGCGTGTACTGTCCCTTACTAACGTTGGTCGTGTACGGCAACTCTTGATATGGATAATCACCAATAAAGACTGGGGCTATGGCATCATCGTAACCAGCGATAAGTAGCAGATCAAGAACAGCACTGCCAGCCTGCACTCCATCGTAAGGGTAAGATTCAACCAACCACGCAAGGTCAAAGTCGCCGGTACGATCCGTGCCTGTATATACATAAGTTGCCCAGCTTGCTGTTGTGTCACGGTCGAGAAACTCAATCTTTGGCGGCTGAAGCGTACCCCGGAAGATGTCTATGTAAGTCACCACAGCCGGGTAAACAGCAGGGCCATCACCAAGTGCAATCCTTACCGGTCGGTCGGATGTTACGTTAGGTTTTTGTACCCCTGCATCAATCAATGCCTTAGCGATAGCACCAATGGTGCAGGTTGCTTTGCCATCTTCATCGACCGCTATGCTCAGGCTCTGGATGTACTGCGTCACATCTACTGTCCCATCGTAGGTAGCACCGACAGGAGCATCGTAGACCGCTTCAGTGGAGTACAAACCAAGTGAACCTGTACCTGCACCGGTTAGCGCAACCTTTGCCCTTACGCTCTTGATGACACCGTTAGGCGTGTATGCCGTGCCGTCTGCCTTCACGACCGACCCGGTAAAGGTATATGCACCAAAGCCCGCATTATCACCTGCATAGGTTGGCGCAAAGGTAGCACCTACCGGAGGGGGATACCGCAGGGCTTTGATCTGACTTAGCACATAACCGCTGGTTTCAAAGTTGCACTTTGCGAGCTGCACCGTGGCCTGCCCGGTTGGTACCAGCCAGGAGAACGCGGCAGCAGGGAGGATGTTATTTTGTATGTCCGGGTCAAGGTCTTCAAAGACATGACTAAAACTAGTGCCATCTGAGGTTGTTACCAGCAACTCGCGCCGCCGTGCTGGAATCATCATTATAGAGATGAAGTCAGATCGGCTAGACTTTGCCTTGGTAGTGCCAACCGCAGGAGCGATGTTGGAATCTCCACGCTCATAAGTGCCAACCACTAGACCAGACTTAAGCACCTGAGCAGTGCCGTTAGCAGCAAACCAGACCTCAACGCTTCCAGCCGAACCGACACCCCACCCGGCTTTTAGTATCACCGTCTTGTCGGTGTCCTTTAGTCCAGGAACGTACAAGGAAAGGTAGACCGCTTGATTGACACCGAAGGCAGTTGTAAGCGTAGCCCGCTCAGTGACGTTGAGGCTTTGCAGGTAGTAATCACCGGATGATCTAATCTGCATCTGCTTCCAACTTGCCGCAGTAATCAAGGTGTAGTCGGTCTTTTGGTACCGTGCATACGATCCGCTGTAGGTTGTACTCCACGCGGCAGTTACCGGGAGTGGAGCAAGCATCATAGTTAGCGTGGCCGGGTCTTGCCAGATGTTAGAGCTGTTAGTTAGGTCTATCTTTGTGCCGTCAAGCGCAACCATCAACCTACCGAACTGTGGCCTAGGCTCAACTACATCGAACTCTACTTTTAGTTGGTGGATGTTAGCCATTAGAATCTACCCATTATGCCGGGTTGACCGTTGCGCCTACCCTCATCTCGGATAAGCCTACGCATGGCTCTTTCAAGGTCTGTACCTGCCGGTATAAGCCCATTGCCGAACCTACCGTAGGAAGCGTTGACGGCCCCAACCTCGGCACCTGTCAAGCCTATGGCACCCATCGCCCCACCGCCTAAAGTCTCACGCCGTAGGGTCAAAGCGTCTGCCGTGTCTTTCGTGTTGGTTGCAATGCGGAGAAGTAAATCTTCAGCCTCAGCAGTGCGACCCATGCCCGGCTCTTCACCCGGTTTGAATAACGGGCCGAAAGGCTTCGGTACTTCTCCTGCCTGTGGTGCTTTTGCCCCTGCCATCTTACCGATGATGCTGTCTGCAAACTTTTGAGCATCCGCAAAGGGCTTACTAAAGTCAACACCACCCATAATATCTGTGGCTGTTGTAAACCCGTATCTTGCTTCCAGGTCGGCTAACTCTTTGGCTGCTCGCTCTTTTGAGTACAGCCCACTGTTTCTAAAAGAATCAATCTTGTCGGCCTTGTCTACAAATTCCGAAAACTTTGGATCGTTGTAAAAAGGAATCTTGGCAAACATCTGCCGAAACTGGTTCATGATGTTTTGAAACATCGTGCCTATGTTTTTAAAGGTGTCGGAAAGTATGTCAGGTATAGATGCAGTAACAGCAACGATTGAAGCCAGTAACCTATCTACGCTTGCTTGAACCTTGCCATCGGTAAACCCCTTGGTGAAGTCTTGCATAGGCCCGAAAAACTTTTCGGTGATGTCCGCAAGCACTCCGCTATCCATCATGCGCCCAAGAAAGTCAGTTGTGTACTGTATGTAAGGAGTCAAGATGGTAATCATCTTCTGACCTATCTTACGCATCGTGCCTTCCCAAGCGTCCTCAAGCGATGCTAACTTTGTAGCGGTGTCATTCTGCAAGCCGTCCAACATCCCTGAGTATTTGGTATCAATGATGTTAACAAAGGCTTCAAATACCTTCATCTCTTGGCCCTGCTCAAGCCCGCCACCCTTGTCAAACTTTATGCCTTGCTTGGCAAAGTCTGAGCGGTTCATGCCAAACATTGAGAGCTGCCCCATGTCTGGAATCTGGCCGCCTTTCAACTGCTGAACCATGTTCAGCAATGAGGCCAACTTCTCCTCACTAGCACCGAAAGCCGCGCCAAGGTTTGCAAGGCGTGGAAGCATGGCGTTCGTTTCAACGCCTGTTGCTTCAAGCCCTACCGCTAGGTTTGCCAACTGAGAAAAGGTGAAAGGTGAAGGGCCGGCAACCTTGCGAACCATGTCTAATACTTCAGCTGCCTTCTTGCCGCTACCGGTGATGGCGGTAAGCCGTGAGTTGAGAGACTCAAAAGAAACAGCCGCGTCAAAGGCAGTCTTGCCAAGCATACCGAAACCGGCAACAGTACCGGCAACAGCCACACCACCAATAGCCCCAAGGGCTGACCCGGCACCTTGGGCTTTTTGTGCGACTTGGCCTAACCCGCTTTTGACTTTGTCAAGGGCAGATACAATCTGCCCCATGCCATCTACGCCGAGCTTTACGGTAAGTTGTGCTACTGTCAAAATATGCCCCTCGTTGCTTTAATCACGGCTACTTCGTGTTTCTCCAGATCCTGAGCAATCACGGCAACTTCCCAAATCTGCTCCAGCGTTAGGTCGACTTCAGATGGATGACGGTGTAAGTATTTCACGCAGTAATACGCGATGACGCTGCCTACACCGCCAAGTCGTTTTTTGCTTCGTCTACCTCTTTGGTTACACTGACATCAATATACTTACCGATGAACGACCAGTAGATAGCGTAAAAGGCTTGAGTATTCTTCCGGCTTAGGTCAAGCAGTACGCGGATGAAAGCCGCATCGCTTGGGTCATCCATATCCGGTATGTAGCACTTGCCGATAATCAGACAGTTGACCAACAGGTTTGGAGCCATCTCGGCGTAAGACATCCTGATTCTTTGCAGCTCACTTGCATCCGGGAAGTAGTCTGCCGCCTTTGGCTGGCGGAACTTTACTGTCGCTCCTTCACCAGCCCACTCGCTTAAGTCTACTTCTAGGATGCCGTGTTCTACTTCAGGTTCAACCGCCTTGATGGCTTTTATTCCCATTATGCCCACGCAGTCGTAACGCCGTTAGCACCGAGCATTATTGTCGCTGTCTCTGTTACCGCTTCACCGTTAGCAATACCAATGCCGGTAGCAGTCACGATGCCGATGTAGGTCTTAGCAGT